ATCTCAACCGTGGTAGCACGGCCGCCATGAGCCTGCAGATATTCAAGTGCTTCAAAAGTCTTCTCAGTAAGTTTTGCCATAATAATTTTCTCCTTGTTTTTTTACATTAATTTTTATTTAAAAGGTTTTCTCAACCTTTCTATATATATTATACTATATTTTTTATAAAATATCAAATTTTAACTTAGGAAATTTAATAAAGTAGAAACGAGTAAATGGTTAAACATTAAGTGGATGTCTTCTGTAATTTGCATACTGTCAACAGGCGCGTTTAAATGTACATCTGCTAAGATTCCAAGCGTGCCACCGTTGAATCCAGTAAGTGCAATAACATCATTTCCTTGTGATTTTGCGTACTGAACTGCTTTAATTACATTGACAGAATTACCACTTCCAGAGATAGCAATTACCACATCACCAGGTTGAAGACGATCGGTTAATTGAAAACGAAAGACTTCGTCATATCCTATATCATTCGCAACTGCCATGATAGTGGCGATATTATCATTCAAACATACGAAATTAAATTTAGTTGATGATTTAGTGCCAAGGATTTTCATGAAATCGTTTTGAAAGTGTGACGCAGTTGCTGCACTGCCACCATTGCCGAAACAATAGATTGTTTTGCCATTCTTTATTGCTTCTAACAACACATCCGCCGCGATAGTAATCTCTGTAACATCTAGTTTTGATAATGTTGCAATTTCTTTTGAAAGATAATCTAATATTGATGGAATCATATTATTCTCCTAAAATTGTGTTTACTGCATCAAGCAGATTATCTGTGATAAATGGTTTAACTCCTGCGTTGATTGCGGCCTGTCGATCGATTTCAGTATCGCCAATCATCCATGATTGTGACAAATCAATATTATAACGCTCGGCCGCCTTGTAAAACATACCTGGCTTTGGTTTGCGGCATTCACAATCAATTTTATATCGACGATTTTCTTCTGGAAATCCTTTATCTGGATGATGTGGACAGAAGTAAATATCATCTAAATAAGCCTGTTGACATCCAAGCGTCTCTTCCATCTTTGCATGAATTATATCAAGCATATCAAACGAGCCTTTGCCACGCGCAATAATAGGTTGATTTGTAATAACAATAGCTAGATAACCAGATTGATTGATTCGACGAACCGCCGCGGCAGAATATTGAAAGAGTTCAAATTGACCTGGATGAAAAATCAAATCATTTTTATAATTAAGAGTGCCATCTCTATCAAGAAAGATTGCTTTCTGCTTATTCTTCAGACTGCGCGCGTTTGGCAAGCCTTTCTTTATATCAGCTTCTACTTGATAAAAACGCTCAACTGTACCTATATCTTTAACATACTCTGATGATTTGTAGCTATAGAAATAAGGCAGCTTCGGCAAAACATCTTTCTCAAGGTCGATTTTTGGGATTTGGGGAAATACATTTAAAGCCTTTTTGTTAAAGACATATACTCCCGACATACTCAAGTTGTGCAGCCACCATGGCCGATGCTCTCCTTTTGGTACGATATCTTCAATTAGAAAACTCCGTTTACAGACCACTAAATCAGAATCATACATATGTGAAGTTGGATGGGTTAATACTGTACCATAACCGCAATGGTCACGATGAAACTTCATCATGCGTTCAAAGTCGATATTAAAGAATAGATCACCATAAATAAGAAAGAAGTTTTCTCTTAGCATATCTGCAATCCGCGGGAGCGCGCCTGCGGTTCCAAGTAGCTCTTCTTCTTCATAGTAACGCACTGTGCCACCAAATTTATCAAGAATCTGGTCACCAAGATGCCCAACTATTACAATTATATCATCGACTCCGTTTTCACGCAAATTTTCAATTTGCCATTGTAGTAGCGGCTTGCCGCATATTTCAATCATCGGTTTTGGTATCTCATCATGTGTTAATTCTTGTAGACGAGTGCCATAACCACCAGCCATAATTACTGCTTGCATAAATCACCTTTATAAATTACTTTCGTTCCTTCTGTATCAATATAAAATGGTAGTTCTTGTAAATCAAGCGCCGCGCGAAGCCTATCCTGATGCTCTGGTGGACAGTAAAACAGTAAGAATCCACCACCACCCGCACCGAGTAACTTGCCGCCAAGTGCGCCATTATCTAAGCCAATTTGATAGTATTTATCAATTATGGGATTTGTAATTTTACTTGCTAATTGTTTCTTTAATTCCCATGTGTCATTTAATAGTCTGCCTACTTTATTAAAATCTAATAAATTAAGTGACCTAAATGCTTCATTAGTTAAATGATTCATTTCACATAGAATATTAAACTTTTCTTCAGATTTAAGTGTATTTCTATTTTGTTCTGTGAGAATATCACGCGCTGAATGTGTTAAACCCGTATAAAATAACACAAAATTACTTAAAAACATACGCTGAAGATTAAACAGCTTAATTTGCTGTACTTTAACCTCACCAGTTGGCGCGAATTGAATAAATTTTAATCCGCCAAGCGCCGTACCATATTGATCCTGTTTACCAATTGGTTCTTTCAATTGATAAATTTCAACATCACATGCCTCAGCTGCAATCTCTTCTTGCGTCTTTTTAATTCCTTGATATTCATATAGAGCATTAATTAATCCAACTGTATAAGCACTTGAAGTAGACAGCCCCGTTCCTGATAGTACATCTGCCATACTTGTGACTTCAATTCCATCTATATCGTAGCTTAGCAGCACTTCGCGCGCGATTGGGTGCTGAATATCATTTAAATCATCAACAATTTCAGTTTTATTATACTTTATAATTGTTTTTTTATCAAAAGTTGGATGCAATACAATATACATATACTTATCAATACTCATTGACAATACGCATCCACCACCAGAATGATGGCGGTAGAAAGACGGTAAGTCAGTTCCGCCGCCAAATAAACTAATACGAAATGGAGTTCTGGTAATAATCATCTGTTTGTACCCCATTGAATTGAAGTATTACTTCCTGGTCTACGATAGTTATAGAAATAACTTGGAATAGTAAGATAATTTAATTTAGTAGAGCCATGCTTTTGTAATGCTCGTTCCATAAAATCATTATCTTCTTGATACTGTATATTAGAGAAGCGTAAATCTTCTAAAAAATCTCGTCTAAAGAAATATTGCCATACCATTGAATAGTGTTGTATATTAAAGTAGTTACTAACAAACTTTAATTGAATGATAGGATCAGTTGTCTCATGCATAGCACCGACGAGTTGTTGAATAACCTCAGGATTAATAATCCAGTCGTCGCTATCGACAAACCAGATGAACTCGCCAGTTGCATTATCTAAACCGCAGTTGCGCGCCATGCCGACATAAGTTGTTTTACTATAAAGAATCTTATAGGACATATCTGACATATACTGTTCAATTACTTCTGCGGTTTTATCTTCTTCATTATCCATTACAAAGAGAATTTCGTACTCTATATTATCAAAATTTACCATGTGTAAAGTGGTTAGTAAAGGTTTGATATAGTCCTGTGTATCTTTACATGGCACAATAATTGAAACATCCATTATATTGAAGATACTCCTATTACATAATTATTAGTGAGTTTAATCAGCTTTACCCCTTGTGTTCCTCGTGAGATGATAGGGATGTCAGAGTATTTCACACGAATTTGCGTTGTGTTGGAAATAACTAACACATCAGAAGAATCATGCAGCGGCAAGAAGTCACAGAGCGCATCTGATTTTTGAATCTTTACTCCTTTAGTATTCGTACTTGTAATATTAAACTCACTTATTGCTGTACTTTTACCATATCCATCCGATGTGATGCTGAAAAGATATTTATCTTTACTGGATATGGCACGCGCGCTTACTATATAGTCGCTTGGACTAAGTTTCATACCGATTATTCCGCGCGCAATACGTCCGAGGGGGCGTATATTTTGGGAATCAACCATAATGAACTGGCCTTCGCGCGAAAGAATACCAATGCGTTCTGTTGTGAGGAAGAGAGTTGAAACAATCTCATCATCTGTATCCAGCTTCAATGCCTGGGCGCCAGTGGAGCGTTTGAGATTATATTCATCAAACTTACTTTTCTTTATGATGCCTTTCTTCGTGATGAATACGATACATTTCTCCGATGCTTTTGGATTCACAAGCGCGGCCGCGGTAACATCGCTGGTGATATTAAAGTTGGATAAATACTGTTTCTCATTAATGGTAAATGAGTTCATCTTCATATGATAGTACATCCCTTTCTTTGTAAAGAAAAGAATTGTATCTGTATTTTCTCCAACGAGATTATCAACTACAAATTCATCGGGTTCAAGCTTAAACTTGGTTCCAACGCCGTTTCGCCGCTGTGAATAAAGCGCCGAGGTCTCAGTTACAAACACAGCACCTTTATTCGTGAAAGAAAGTGAAAGTTGTTTCTTTTCAACAACATCATCATTATCAGCTTCGATGTTCATAATACGAGTACGGCGTTCATCACCAAACTTTTCTGCAGTTTCACGCCAATCTTTAATTAATTCTTGATTAAATAGGTCTTCATTAGTGAGAATCTCATGCAGATGGTCTGCTTCATTTATTAACTTTTCTTTTTCATCTTCAAGTTTCTTTACTTCCAGATTTGCAAGGCGTGAAAGCTTCATATCAAGCACTGCTTTAGCTTGTTCCGCATCCAGACAAAAACATTCTTGTAATGCTTTTGACGCGGCCGCTGTGTTCGTAGAGGTTTTGATGATTTTAATAACTGTTTCAATATGTGCAATACAAACTAGCAAGCCATTTAATATGTGGATTCGTCTCTGTATCTTTTCATAATCATATTCAAATCCACGTCGATAAACATTCTTTTCATGATCAATATGTGCTTGAAGCGCCGCCTTCCAGCCAAACACACGGGGGAAGCGCCCATTCTCAAGCATGGTCATGTTGATGCTAAAGTAAGATTGAAGTGAAGTGTTTTTGTAAAGATACTTCAATACTCTATCAGGATTCGCACGCTTAGTTAAATAAATTTTAATTAGCGGCTCGGTGTTAGTGAGATCGTTGAAACGTTCAATTCCTGGGTTGTTTGCATCATCGCTAAGAATTTCTTCCAACTCGCCGCAAATGGTGTTTGTGTAGACGGAATAGGGGATTTGTGTTACAATAAAACATCTATCCTTTGAATCCCATTCAACTACTGAGCGCAACTTACACGCTGAACCTTGTCCATCTTTAAGCGCTTGTCGTACTTCTTTCTCATTAAGGAGCAGCGCGCCTGTTGCAAAATCGGGAAGACAGACAATTTCATTGAAATCTGCGTCAGGGTTAAGAAGTAAAATTTCTAAAGCTTTATTTACTTCTTTAATATTGAATTGTGGGATAGAGGATGCAGCACCAACACCAATGCCCATGGTGCCATTAACAATGTTATAAAAGCCTTTGGACGGCAACACAGCAGGATATTGTTCTGTATCATCATAGTTGTCGCGCCACTCGGTGATTGTTTCTTTTTCTATAGAGTCAAATAGCTTGACAGAGAAATCACTTAGCCGCGAGGCTGTGTAACGAGGTGCCGCCCAGTTACCAGATGCCATCAAATTACCTTCATTACCTTCTACTTCTATAAGTGGGTAGCGCATTGCAAACGGTTGACCCGCGCGCATAATGACACCTTCACAAGACGAGTCGCCATGAATATACATGCGCGCCGCTGAGCCAATGGCTTTTAGCGTCTTTTTAAAGGGTTTAGAGGGAAGAAACTTATCAGTATAAAGACAATAAAAGATCTGGCGTGCGGATGGCTTCAAACAATCACGCACATCGACGAGAGCACGCGATTGTAAGACCGCTCCTGCATATTGGCTAAATCCTTCTTCAATTATATCTTTTAGACTTGCCATTATATCTCCTTAAAAGTTGTTGTTTCTAATAATAAATCTTTAAGAGTTATTTTACTAAGATAGGTATAAGGAATACGAATCAAAGGAATATTATTATCTTTACACCATTGAGTTTTTATTGAATCTCTAGTTTTCTATAACTATAATTGTTGTTCTCCACCAAAAAACTTAACAGCTTCAAAATGCTATTTACCATCGTATTCAATAATATATTGATTATTAACATAAAAATCAAATAATAATAAATTTTTATATTTACACGTTTTAAAACTTACCTAAGTTTTGAAAGGAATATTATTTTCTGTGAGAATCTTTTTTATTAATTGTTCACCTTTAGATTCAACAGAGCAACCACAAGAATACATTCGATGGGCATTTAATTCATTCGCAGGTATATAACAAATATTGCCACAATCACATTGGCATTCCCATAAAAAGCTACTTGAGCCATCTTCAGTTTGCCATGTATTACGTTTAGCTACTAATTTACCAAAACGTTTATTGGTTAAATCTAATGCTACTTTTTGTCTACGCTGGTCATCTCTATAACAACCGCAAGATTGGGTATGCTTTCTATTTAAATTGGCACTATTAACATAAGTAATATTACCGCAATCGCACAAACATTCCCAATACTAAGCACCCTCATTACCAATATAAGCACGTTTTATAACTGTTAATCTACCAACACGCTAATTAGTTAAATCTTTTGAAACTAAACATCCACAACTTTTTACGCTACCTCGTTTTAAGTGATAAGCACTTACTATTTTAGTATTTCCGCATTCACACTAACACAAATAAGCTTTATGATTTTTTTCTCTTGGTGGTGCTGATTCTAAAACTGTTAGTTTACCAAAAGTTTGACCGATCATTGTATCTATTACTTCAGTACTCATTCTCTCACTTCACTAAAATCAATTTTGTTAAAAATAAACTGTTTGCGAGGTTCTACGCTCTCACCCATCAACTGCTCAAGCAGAAATAAGCTATCCGCATCTGCTTCCAACACGTCCAGCCGCTGAAACTCAGGCGTGAACATCGACTTATGCGCTTGTTCCACCGACAGGGCGCCAAGACCTTTGGCTCGCGTGACTTCACCTTTAATTTTACTTCTTACTTTATTAAATTCTTCATCTGTAAAGTAAAAAGATTCAGTTTTACCATTCTTTACAATATAAAGTGGCGATCTAAGCCAACATAAGCGCCCTTCATTGATAAATTCCGGTGCCAAGTATCGAAGCGCCGCCATGATGAGTAATCCGATATGATAACCATCAGAGTCGGCATCAGTACAGATACCAATACGTCCATAACGAAGTTTGGATGCGTTATATTTCCCTGGCACGATGTTCATGGCGCTGAGAAGAAGTTTGATCTCTTCATTTTGAAAAATCTTCTCTTCGGGATGCGCCAAACAGTTCAAAATCTTACCACGGATTGCTAAAATGCCATAATGTTCATAGTCGCGCGCCTTAGCAATGCCGCCCGCTGCGGAGTCGCCTTCGACGATGAGAAGTGTTGCGTTCTGTCCGAGAAATTCAGCATCTTTTAACTTATCAGATGCAAAAACCTTTTTCTTTTGATTTTTCTCTATATCTTTAGTCGCTTCAAGCACTTGTTTGCGCGCACGCTCTGCCGCGGCCTCTGCTTTAGCGATTTTTTTCAGCAATTCGACGACTATATCAAATTCTTCTCTATATTTCAAGTTCATCTGCTTTAATCCATTTGTAAAGCAGTTAGAGGATAAAGTACGAAGATTTGCATTATTAATTTTTGATTTCGTCTGGTTTGCAAATGATGGATTAGCAACAGAGCAGTTGATAACATAGAATAAGCCGCCGCGAATAGAGTCACCATCAAAGTTTTGTTTTGATAATGAATTAAATGTACGTGTTATCGCGGTTTTCGCACCAGTTATGGGGCTGCCGCCCTCATTACAGAGTAAACCATTAACAAAAACATATGACTGCTCTTTTTTATTGCCCCATTGGAAAGCAATTTCCAGTTTGTCACCATTTGAATCAGTAATTGATTCGTGAATAATATGTTTATGAATTGGATGCTCAATATGGTCTTTTACAAAATCTACAATACCATTTTTAGCACAAAAAGTTTTCTTCTTTCCTTTTTCTCCCTGCACAACAAAAGTTATACCACTATAGAGATAAGATATATTATGAATATCATCAGCAATGCGGTCAAAGGTATATCCAATCTCGCCTTCTGAAAAAACTTCGGGATCAGGCTGGAAGAGAACAAATGTACCATTCTTTTCTTTTGTATTGCATTCTTCATATGATACTAAATCACCTTTCTTGAAACACGCCTCTGCCATGCGTCCATCTCGATAAGATTGTACTATAAAATTATCAGAACTCAAACATACACAACTGCCACCAACGCCATTTAAACCAGAAGAGTTTTTATAAACACCTTCATGAAACTTTCCACCTGTATGAGATTTAGAGTAGATAGAAACAAGAACATTTTCACCATCTTCTCTAATTCCAAACGGAACGCCGCGCCCGTAATCACGGACACTTATAGAATTGTCTGATTCATGAACATAGATTTCAATTCTATCACCGAAACCTGCAATTGCTTCATCTGTAGCATTATTAATAATTTCCTTAAAAGCTTGATATGTACCATCCAGGTCATTGGAACCGAGATACATTTGTATTCGAGTTCTTACACCTTCTTTAAAGGAAAGAGATTCTATATCATTAATTCCGTAACTCATTTATCCATTTTCGCTCCACAATTTGGACAATAATCTGAAGCATAGTTGCTTTCGAGTGGCGGCTCGCAATTACAAATAGAACAGTATATCCATCCTCCTTGTCCGGTTAGCCATTGACCTTTTTTAATTGCATGTGCTACTCCATCTTGAACACCTTTTTCATAAATATCTTTTATCGTCATGTTTTCCACTCCTCACAACTTATTCCATGTTGATTAAGCCATTCGGCAATCAAATGGCGATGGCAAAACCCATCTTTTTCAAAACAAACCAATACTGGTATTACATCTGGTCCTCGAGTGCGCGCGATGGATGTAATGGTTGTAGCAACCACGGCAGGACTATATTGATTCAACATAGCCATGTACTGCTGTTTATATTTCTCTTGTGCCTGCTCATCTTTATTGGACGCGCGCCACCAACGGAGCAATCTGTCCGAAGGCGCGAGTGCGATCATAACGCGGCCAGTATACCACTTAGGTTTCCATCTTGAAATACAAATAGGTTCAAAATTATCTGGAAAGTTTTTCATTTGACCAAAATACGATGTATAAATCATTTAATCACACCTTTCCTATTTTATATTTTATTATACCATGAATTAGCAAAAAAGTCAAGTTTTAATATAATTGCTCGACTTTATATTAGAGAATACCATAGGAGGTATTATAATGAGTAATATATTAAAGGTGAAGTTTGGTAAAGAAACTAAGATTGTCACTAAACCACTTTATCAATATGATTATGGTCAAGTTTTAAAATTTTTAGATTTACCACTGCCATCTGCATATGAAGTTCATTTTTCTAATTATGAACATGGCGAATCTACAACACAATTAGCAACTAGTAATGAAGTATCTATACCAGATGTTTATTTACAGAGCGGCCGCCCCGTATATGTTTGGGTATATATCCATACTGGACTAAATGATGGTGAAACAGAATATCAATTAACTATTCCAGTAAATGAAAGAGCAAGTATTGTTCCTGCTGAACCAAGTGAACAATAGATTTCAATTATTGAGCAAACTATCGCTGCACTTAATTCTGCGGCAAGTACAATTAATGCAAGTTCTTCCGCAGCAGCACAGGCCGCGCTTGATGCTGAAACATATCGTGGAACAACCCGTTATTATATGGAGCGCACTTAGGAATATAAAGAAGCTGCTGATTCTGCATATGCTCAAATTAGTACAGCAATTGGTAGTGGTTATATTACTTTAGGCTCTACATAGCTTACTGAAACTCAACTTATAGGATTATTAAGGTTAATAGAAGAGGACTGATTATCAGTCCTCTGTTTTATTATATTGAATTACAATTACTTCTTTACCAATCTTTTCCATATATTTTATCATATCTTTGGTTCCAGGCGACTTACCATTCCAGAAAGCAATAGCAATATCGGCATAATCACCCATGTCTCTATTTCTAATAAACCCCGCTTGTGAACCATACATTTGCCAGTTTGCTGGAAATGATTTAACTTTAATATTATTTTCTTCCGCCCAGGCGCGGCCGAATGTATCTGCACCTTTGGCCTCGCCGCAAACGACTTCACCGACAGTATCTTTAATCTTATTTAATTCCTCACGAAGTAAAACATAGTTCTGAAAACCACGTGAGCCGCAGACAATCACTTTCTTTTTTGGTACATAGTTAGGTGGCACATAATCATCAGCAGAGCGCCATGCCCATTTACTTCCAGCCCAAACCAAGAACCAGGTTTTGCCATAATCATCACAATAACTATCGAGAGCCTGAGAAATCTCCAGGGTCTCTTTATTTTTTATCTTGAACATCTAATAAGCCTTCCTTTACTATATATTCTTTAAATGCTTCTTGAAATAATTCTTTTGTCATGAATTGACGATATTCGACGGCTGTACCTTCATATGTAAATTCACGAGTAGGAACATAAATAGCATCTTCACCAACATATGGTTCGGTACGACGCCATTCACCAAAATCACTAACCATAACCAATCCTCCCATTGTTTTCTAATTATATAATACTACAATTTTTAAATTTTTGCAAATTTTTAGAGTCTCATGGACGAAACTACCACTTTTATTATGAGAGACAATTACCATTTTTGCGAGGTGAGGTATAAAAGTGGTATCTTATACTTAGGAAATAACTCTTGATATTAATACCAATACGGCTTACCAAGTGGTTTCAGCTAAATAGGGTGATACTGGTAGTAGATGGGTGTTAATTCATCTTACTAAAAACAATATTCCTTATCAAGCGACTGTTGGTAATAATGCGCAATTTAGATGCCGTAAACCAGATGGTCATGCTGTAATTAACCCCGCTGTTATTAACAATGATGGTACTATTACAGTTGAATTGACCGCACAAACTTTATCTGCGGCCGGCCGCGCCTATGCGGATGTCGTAGAATCTGATGGAGATGGCAATGTTTTGTCATCTGTTTCCTTTATTATTCTTATCATGGCTGCGCCAGATGTAGCAAGTACAGCGACGTCTTCGGATGAGTTTTAGAAGTTAAATGAACTTGTTTCTCGTTCGGATGAATTAATCGCTCAAGCAGAAGCATGGGCGCGTGGTACAAAGAATAATATGGATGTTGGGCCTGCAACTTATGAGCAGGATACTAATGTCACGGCTGCGAATTTTGAAGCAAAGAAGCCATTTTTATTTATTAAAGATGGTAATGATTACGTTCCACTTGATCCAAGTGCTACCTTTGATGCTACTGAAACATATTATGCGTTATCTGTTGGTAGTGATAATAATGCTAAATATTATTCAGAACAAGCGCAAATTGCTAAAGAAGGTATTGAGGACTTAACAGTTTCTAGTTAGACTTTGGCAGCTGGTTCATCTGCATCAGTAGAGAAGACCATTGACCAGTAGACTGGTATTGTTAATCTCGAATTTGGTATTCCGCAAGGTGCGCAAGGCATCCCTGGACAAGATGGTATTGATGGTGAACGTGGTCCAAGTACAGTATGGATTGGAACTGCGGAACCTAGTGATGAGGCGTATACAGTTTGGTTAAATCCTGAAGGAACTGAAACTCCTTTATTAGTAACAGCAGATCAAGTTAGTTATTATAGCGATGTGAGTTATGATACACATACTATTGGATCAGCCGTTGGTAATATTGAAGATAGTATGGAAAATATTCAAGCGATTGCTGTCATTGCCGAAGCTGCTGCTGAACGTGCTGAAGCCGCCGCGGAAGAAATGGAACAAGCACTTGAAGAGATTGATGGTAAAATCACAAGTCCAGCTTTGCCAACTAATACAGGTTTCCTCTCTGTTGTAGCAATTCAGCCTACAACTCCAGGTGAACCTGCAACTCCATCATATTATTGGACTGAAAAAATTTCGTATAATAATGATTTAAATACAGCTACTTTACCAAAGATTAATAATAGAACTTTACAAGGTAGTTTAACACTTTCTGATTTAGGTATTGCACCACGAACTGGTTCTACTGTATATTATACATTCCCAAGTAATGGTGTTCCTTCTACTGACTTAGCTGATGAGGTTAATAATTCATTAAATCGTGCTGATAGTGCTGTACAGACCATTCGTATGAATAATATTGATTTTGATCCGACTGATGGTGTGGTCAATCTTGGTACTGTTATTACAGCAAATGATAATACGAATGTTAATAAGAATTATTTAGATAACCCGTGGTTTACTGTTAATTAGAAAGGTATTGAATCATACAATGGCACTGCAGTAAATATTGCTTTGGCTGGAACATATATCTGCGATAGATGGAAAGTTTTAGAAGATGAAGGAATTGGTAATAGAAGTATTACAATTTCAAGTGGCTAGTTATATATTAGTGCTGCAGGTCTTTATGATGCAACTAAATCATTTAGTCTTGGTTAGATAATTGATGACGACGTTTGGAAGACGCTTGGTGGACATGGTGCGACAGCATCTGTGAATTTTAGTACCGATGGTAGTACATATACTACGGAAGCCTTTGATTTTAATTGTCCTGCTTATAATACGTTAATAACTACGCCTTTACGTTATCAAATCATTGATAATTGCGGTTGGGGTCTTTAGATTAGCACAACAACTGTAGAGGGTAAAAATTATTTAGTATTTTCCTTACTTTGGGCTGGTAACGCTTGGGGAACTACCATGCAAGATAGTCCTTTATATGTACGAAAAACC